CTGGTGGTGCCGAGGAAAAGCGGCTGCTATGCCTGCCCGTTTCAGGGGGCGAAAGAATACCGGGAACTGCGAAAAAGCCACCCGGGCCTTTTTTGTCGGGTGCGGAGGCTGGAAGAATCGCAGAACAGCCGTATCACAAAACACGGCAACCAGTGGAAACCGTACTATCTGGCCGGGAAACCCCTTGCCGATGTAGTTTCTTTGGGCCGAGAAAATCAACTCGCACTGCCCGGCATGGAATCAATGGAATATCCGCCCTGCCAATGCGGGTTATGAAGCACACTAACGCCAAGGTAACGCGACCGGGCCACCGGCCTCGCCGCGTATAGCGCAACCCAGCTCAACCCGGTCGCGTTGACCGTTTTGTTGGCTGATTTATTTTATTTGTGTGTACGATTTATTCTTGACATGGTATTTGTTTGGGTGTACAGTATAATCAAATAGAGGGCAATACCGCCCGCCACCCAAAAAAGGAGATAGCCATGAAAAGCACGATTCGCATCAAGTCCAGGGCCAAGCTGATTTCATCCTTTAACCGTGAAAATTGCACAACAGATCCTGGGTCCCGGTACGTCCGGGTAACGGTTGATGATGATGTGCTAGTTTTCCACCACACGAACGGAGTTGGCACCCACCGGTTACCGGTAGAGGTAGACCGGGCAACACACAAAGTTTTCTCCCGAAAAGATGGATGGGAAGAAACGTGCAGTCAACTGGAATGGAACGCATGAACGAGAATAAACGGAGCCGGGGCAGGCAGCCCGGCTCCTTGAAGCCAAACGCCAGGCGGGTAGCGATAAAGATCCGTTGGACAGAGGAAGAAATTGAGGAGGTCAGGGCAGCAGCAGGACGGGCCGGGGAAGATGTGTCTTCTTTTGTCCGTTCTGCTGCCCTTGGCCGCTGCCGCAATATTTGATTCTTGGGCAGCCAACAAAAGAATAACCAGAGCGTGCAAGGTTATGTATCGGAAACGAAATCAGATTTGCAAGCGGATGCGTGACGCGAAGGAGCGGCACAGGATGGAGCGCCCTGCTCCACAGTACCCTCGTATTTTACCTGAGCTGCGGCGGCAGATCGTGGTACGCGATTTTGACTTTGGTGAGGTGGAGTACACATTTGACCTGCTGCGCAGCAACCGGATCGACTGCTACCGGATCAGGGTAGACGGCAAGGAGCTGCCAGGAGTGTTCGGATGGTCGCGGGCGCTGGAGGTGATCCGCAAGGGGTTCATGCGGGTATCCGGACAGTAAGAAATCCACAGGGCTGTTTCTCTCCCCCATACCCTCTCCTCGAAACGGGAGAGGGTTTTTTATTTCCCCCCATCCTCTTGCCATACTGTCAAGCGAAAAACACATAAAAACCCATTAGGAAATTCAAAAGCTACGGAAAAACCTAGTAAATCGGAAATCCGCCAAAAACACCCCGTATGATGAGCGCGTGAAGAACTGTTGATTTTTTTGCGCGATTCATTCAGCGGGGGCGGATTTGGCGTTTACGCAGGCAGACCTGGATTCCATCGACGCGGCGATTGTGGCCCTGGCCACCGGCCGTCGCGTCGGCTCGGTCACCGTAGCCGGTGAGCGGATCGACTACGGGACCACCAGTCTTGATGAACTGCGGCGGCTGCGCGCCATTGTCGCGGCAGAGGTTCAATCCATCAGCACCGCTGGCATCCGGGTGCGGGGGATCGTGCCGTGCGACTGAAAGAAGCGCCGAGCAAGAAACCCCTGTTTCAGCAGAACGCCCTGGACAAGGTCGTCTCCTGGTTCAACCCGATGGCCGGGCAGCGCCGCCTGCAGGCCAGGGCGACCATCGCCATGGCCAACGCCTGGAGCGGCGGCTCCAAGTCGCGCCGAACACTGCGCGGCTGGTCAACTCCATCCGGCGACGCCGACACCGATACCCTGACTGACCTCCCTACCCTGCGCGAGCGGTCCCGCGACCTGCTGCGTGACAATCCCGTGGCCAATGGCGCGGTCAATGTGCAGGTGACCTCCATCGTCGGCACCGGACTTACCCTGAATGCCCAGATCGACCGCAACCAGCTCCAGGAGATGCTCGGCCTGACCGATGACGATGCGGACGCTTGGGAGCGCAAGACCGAGGCGGAGTTTGCCCTCTGGTCCGGACAGGAGTGCGACAGCGAGCGCACCCTCAATTTTGCCGGGCTGCAGGAACTGGCCCTGCGCTCGGTGCTGGAGTCCGGCGACGTGTTCGTACTCACGCCGATGATTGCCAGGCGGCCCTCACCCTACCAGCTGCGGCTGCAGCTGGTGGAGGCGGACCGGGTCTGCAACAAGGACAATGGCCAGGACACCGCGACCCTGACCGCCGGCGTCGAGAAGGACGCCAACGGCGCGCCGCTCCAGTATCACATCCTGAAAAGCCATCCTGGCAACATGCTCGGCAAAAGCGGCGAGTGGCAGATCGTCCCGGCCTTCGGCGCCCGGACCGGCCGGCGTAACGTGCTCCACCTCTACCACAAGCGACGGCCAGGGCAGACACGGGGGGTGCCGTGCCTGGCCCCGGTGATCGAGGAGATCAAGCAGCTGGGCCGCTACTCTGAGGCGGAGATCCAGCGGGCAGTGGTCTCCACCTTCTTTTCGGTGTTCGTAAAAAGCCAGACTGGCCTGGGCATCGCGCCCATGGAGACCAGCTCCGGCACCACCACCACCGCCGACGGCAAGAACTACGAGATGTCCTCCGGCGCGGTCCTGGACCTGGCGCCCGGCGAGGACGTGACCTTTGCCGACCCCTCCGCACCCAATCCCAATTTTGACGCATTTGTCCAGGCGATGACCGGCCAGATCGGCATGGCCCTGGAGATCCCCTACGAAGTCCTGGTGAAGCGGTTCACATCCTCCTATTCCGCATCCAAGGCGGCGCTGCTGGAGGCGTGGCGGTTTTTCCTCTGCCGGCGCAAGTGGCTGGCGGATGCGCTCTGCCGGCCGGTGTACGAGCTGTTCCTGGACGAGGCGGTGGCGCGGGGGAGGATCATCGCGCCCGGTTACCTGAGCGGCGATCCTCTGCTGCGCGCGGCATGGCTTGGCGCGGAATGGGTGGGACCGGCGCGGGGCGATATCGATGAGGTGAAGCAGATCGAGGCCGCCGAGCGGCGGATAGCCCTGGGCATCTCCACCAGGGCCAGGGAGACCACGGCGATCACCGGCGGCGACTACGACCAGGTGCATGCACAGCAGGTCAAGGAGAACAAGCGGCGGTTGGCTGATGGGCTTGGGGAAGGCACTGAGGCAAAAGGCACAAAGGCAGAAGGCACTGAGGCACTGAGGGACGACGATGAGCAAGGAAAAGAGCTGGTACCGGATAGCGAATAAGGCGGACCGGTCCGCCGAGATCCACATCTTCGAGCAGATCGGCGAGGATTTCTGGACCGGCGACGGCATGACCGCCAAGAAGTTTTTGAGCGAGCTGAAGGGTCTGGACGTGGACGCCATCGAGCTGCACATCAACTCGCCAGGCGGGTCGGTGTTCGACGGGCAGGCGATCTACTCCATGCTGAAGAACCACAAGGCCCGGGTCGATGTCCATATCGATGGCCTGGCGGCGAGCATCGCCTCGGTGATCGCCATGGCCGGCGACACCGTCACCATCCCTCGCAACGCCCTGATGATGATCCACGACCCGTCCGGCTTTGCCATGGGCACCGCCGAGGACATGCGCAAGGTGGCCACGGCACTGGACAAGGTCAAGACCGGGATTATCGCTGCCTACCAGGACAAGACAGGCATGGCAGAGGACGCTCTGGCCGAGCTGATGAGCGCCGAGACCTGGATGACCGGGGACGAGGCGGTGGCCATGGGCTTTGCCGACGCCACCGGACCGGCGGTCCAGATGCAGGCATCAGCGGGCTTTGGCCTGCTTGAACGATTCCATAATTTACCGCGTGGGCTTTTTAACGGTACATCACCGGCCCCGCATAAACACGCAGCTAAAGGAGATAATTCAATGGCTGAGAACAAGACGGACGCGCCGGTGATCACCCTGGACCTTATCAGGGCCGAGCATCCGGCCATCGTCCAGGCCATCGCCGCCGAGGCGGCGGACAAGGCCAGGAAGGAAGGCGCGGACGCCGAGCGGCTCCGCATCAAGGCCGTGCATGAGCAGCGGCTCCCTGGGCATGAGGCCCTGATCGATTCCATGATGTGGGACGGTGCGACCAGCGGCCCTGAAGCAGCGGTCAAGGTGCTGGCTTCCGAGAAGGCGCAGCGGGGCACACGGCTTGCCGACATGACCGCGGATGGCGCGTTGAACGTGCCGCCGGCCGCGCCGGCCGCTCCTGCCCCTGCCCCGACCGGCACGGTGGAGGAGCGCTGCAAGGCTGCCTGGGACAAGGACGCCAGTCTGGCCTCTGAGTTCAGCGACCTCACCGCCTTTGTGGCCTACACCAGGGCCATCGAGGACGGGCACGCCAAGATTCTGAACAAATAACCGGCCGCATCAGGCCAAGGAGAACGAACAATGACGACATTAGCAGTGGACACCTACCGGGTGAAAATCGTCGGGGAGGTCAACGAGTTCCCCGTCATCGCCTCTGATATCATCTACGAGGGCGCGGCGGTCGGCCTCGTTGCCGCAACCGGTCATGCCCGGCCGCTCACCTCTGCGGACCGTTTCGTCGGCTTTGCCGAACAGAAGGCAGACAACTCCGCCGGCGCCGCAGCGGCCATCAACGTGCGGGTCATCACCAAGGGTTCGGTGGTGCTGTCCGTCTCCGGAGCGGTGATCACCGATGTCGGCCAGCCGGTCTACGCCACCGACGACAACGCCTTCGGCTTCACCCCGGTTTCTGCGGTGTTCGTCGGCTTTGTCCGGCGCTTCGTGTCCTCCGGCGTGGCCGAGGTCGATTTCGACGCCCTCAACTTCAAGGATCCCTGGGCGCACAAGACCGTGCGCGAGGAGCTGACCGGCACCAAGACCTTTGACGCCCAGGACTGCGGCAAGCTGTTCTGCGTCACCGCTGCCGGCGATGCCGATGCGCTCACCCTGCCCGCCATCGCTGATGGCCTGTCCGGGATCACCATCATGGCCATTGGCGCCTTCGGCACCACGGCGGTGACCATCGACCCGGCCGCGGCCGACATGATCCTCGGGCCGGACATCACCGGCGCGGACAACAAGGACCTGATCTGCACCAAGGCCACGCAGCGCCGGGGCGATTTCGTCACGCTGATCGCCGGCGACGCCGACGGCTACATGGTCACCGAGATGCGCGGCACCTGGGCGCGCGAATCATAACAATCAACTGGCTGGGCGAGATCACGCACCCGCAACATATACATAGGAGATAAGAACATGGGAGCAATCGGATTAAGCAGCCGGGCGATCATCGGCGAGTTCTACAAAACACTGAGCGCCAGCGACGGCGCCTCCTGGGTCGGCCCGCTGTCGATGCTGTTCACCAGCGATCAGGGGTCCGAGGAGTACAAATGGCTGGGGCAGTCCCCGGCCATGCGCGAGTGGGTCGGCGGCCGTAACGCCAAGGGGTTCCGCGAGAACGGCCTGACCATCGTCAACAAGCATTATGAGGCCACCATGGAGGCCCTGATCCGCGAGGTACGGCGGGACAAGACCGGCCAGGTGATGGTCCGCATCCGTGAGCTGGCGCAGCGGACCAACTCGCACTGGGCGAGCCTGCTCTCCGCGCTGATCCTCGCCGGGGCGACCACGACCTGCTACGACAACCAGTATTTTTTTGACACCGACCACAGCGAGGGCGATTCCGGCACGCAGAGCAACTCCATTTCCACCGACATCTCCGCGCTGCCCTGCGCGGTGCACGGCTCGACCACCGCGCCGAGCCCGGAGGAAATGCAGCAGGCCATCGTCGCCGCCATTGCCGCCATCCTCGGCTTCAAGGATGACCAGGGCGAGCCGATGAACGAGAACGCGCAGTCGTTCCTGGTCATGACCCCGATGTCCCTGTGGATCCCGGCGCAGAAGGCGATCACCATGCCGCTCGGCACCGGTGTGTCCGAGATGCAGATCCCGGCCAACATGAACATCAGCGTGGTGCCCAACGCCCGCCTGACCTGGACCGCAAACTTCGCCACCTTCCGCACCGACGGCGACGTCAAGCCGTTCATCCGGCAGCAGGAGACCGAGGTGTCGCTCAAGGCCAAGGCCGAGGGTTCGGAGTTCGAGTTCGACAACGACGCCTGGCAGTTCGGTGTGGACACCTGGCGCAACGTCGGCTTCGGCTACTGGCAGCACGCCTGTCTGACAACACTGGCCTGATGCGAGCCTATCGCGTGACATCCCCGATCACCCTGCACACCGGGGTGATCGGGCTCAGTGACCGTCAGGCCGCGGGGCGAGCGAATTGCCTGACCCTGTGGCCCGACGGGCTGTACACCGTCACCAAACCGGTGCAGTTCAAGGCAGGAGAGGTGATCAGCCTGGAGCCGGAAGCGGTGAAAGGGCTTGGGCAGTTCCTGGCGGAAGTGGAGCCTGTGCCGGTTGAAGTTGCGGAAGCGGCGGAAGTTGTTGCGGCTGCGCCGGTGAAAAAGAAACCGGGCCGGAAAGCGGCCAAGGAAGTGAAGTAATGCCCTCGATCCGGGAACAGGCCGTGGCCGATATCCTGGCCGCGGCGGTGACCACCACCGCCATGGGCGAGACCCTGACCATTGACGGCGCGTCGGTGGTGGCGGTGCGCTCGGAGCTTTCCGCCGAGGAGCGGATGGCCTCCGGGCTCGACGGGACCAACACCGAGAGCATGGTGTTGACCATGGCCACGGCGAGCCTGTCAGCGGTGCCGGTGCCCAGGCAGGCCATGACCGTTTCCGGAGACGACTGGGACGTGCTGCGGGTGCGGGAGATCGAGGGGCTGCTGACCGTGGTTCTGCAGAGGTATGTGGGATGAGAAGAGAGGCACTGAGGCATAAGGCACTGAGGTACTGAGGCATAAGGCACTAAGGCACTGAGGCATAAGGCACTAAGGCACTGAGGCACTGGGGAAATGAGTATCAGCATGACGGTCGATTACGACCAGGCGAAATTTGAGGCATTGGCGCGGGGGATTGTCGCCATGCCGAAACAGCTTGAGTTTGCGACGGTCAGGGCGCTGAAGAAATCGGAAGATTATGTGTACCGGACGGTGAGGAAGGCCACGGCCAAGGAGTTGAAGATCCCGCAATACCGGCTCGGCAAGCGGGCGTATCGGCCGTATATCCGGCGCGGTGATCGCGATGCGACGCTGTGGATCGGCACCTGGAATCTGGACCCGCGCACCCTGGGCAACGTGCGGCAGACGCCGCGGTCGGTCCGTGTAAAGGGCCGAAATTATCCAGGGGCGTTTCTGGCGAAAGTGCCGTCCAGCCCGCGGGAAAAGATATGGATCCGCCGCGCCTCACGGCACTTCAATTTTCTGCAGTACGACGCCAAGGTCACGACCAGAGGCGGAAAGCCAAAGCGGCCTAACCTCCCCATCGTGCGGGCCATCGTGCCGATTGATCACACGATCCGCGGCGTTGTGCAGCGGAACTGGGACGACCTGAACGCCTATTTCAAGAAGCGGCTCGGCGAGGAGATCAACTACGAGGTGAACGTGCGGGGGAAAAAGGCGTGAAGAGAGGCAATGAGGCAATGAGGCATCAAGGCACTGAGGCACAAGTCACCCTCTCCCTGCGGGAGAGGGCCGGGGTGAGGGCATGCCTTAGTGCCTTATGCCTTCTGCCTTGGAGTTCATAATGAGCACCCTGCTGGACATGGTGCAGACGCAGGTGGCCGCGGTCACCGCCGGGCAGAAGTGGGACGACCCGGAGCGCGCCGGGGTGAAAATCTCCCTGCATCTGGAGCAGGGATTTCTGCTGCCGAAGCGGAGCGAAGCGGGTCAGGGCGAGGACCACCCCTTTGTGCTCATGCGGTTCATGCGCGGCAGGGAGACGGTCAGCGAGGGCACGGTGGTGGTGCGGCTGATCGGCG